ATCGTCAAAGGTATAAGCAACCTCGATTTCCGCACCTTCCTCATATGTGGTCTTTACACCGCCATATCCGTCAGGTCTCGTAATCTTATCCATGATTACTGTTGCTTCCATCGCTTCGCTATAAAGACTCATGAGAAGCCTCCAAGCTTACGATAAGGATTCAGCCTCGATGCAAATGCGCTCTTCCAATCTGATCCGGCAGAAGCGGAAGATGAAGATGAGCCACCCTTCGAATAAGAGTAATTGCCAAACGATTCGGAAGAGTAAGGAGACATCGCAGGAGAATCAACCGCTCCGTACTGCGTCATCCAAGCATCTATATCGGAGGCAAGGTCTATGACCGCCTGTGGAACAGCCATAGACCATATCTCACCTTCGAATTCTTCATCGTTCAAATCCGTAGCAGGATACCGATGGACACCATCATTGAGATCGCTACCGAGGATGCGGAAATACTGTCCATCCTTCAAGAAATCAGCCGTGAATGTGCCTCCGGAAATCGTCAGCTTAACATTCCGCTTTGTTCTCCAGAAGTAGTTGTGGCAATACTCGCAAATCTCGGTCAGCATCGTCTCCATGGATTATCCCTCGCCGCCTTCGCTTGTCGCTGTGATCGTACCTACGATAACACCTGCTGTGATCTCTGCGAAGAGGTCGATGCCTGCGATAGCAACTGTCTCTTCCTGCATTCTGGTGTAGTTAGCTTCCTCGTGCAGACCGATGAGACCTGTCTCTGCATCTGTTGTGAACTCGAATGCATCGCCAAGACCATTTGCGCCATTGACATCAACATAGTACAGAACGAGGTTCTGCGAAGCCGTTGCATAGAATGTTCCCTTTGTTACACGAGGAGTCATGATTACTGTTCCAAGACCAAGGAAGTTCTCGACATAAGAGAAGCCAAAAGCTGTCTGAACTGTGATGTTTGCCTTACCAAGATAGTCAGCAACATCCTGCGGGTTGATGATATATACAGGAGCGATATCCTCATCTTCGAAAGCTACCTGCAATCCGCCCCATGCATTAGCAAGAGCCGCCTGCAAGCCAACACCTGTTGCTGTGCCTGTACCTGTTGCGAGGTCAGTAATGAAATCACTTCTGATGCCCTTCTGAATATCGAGGAGCATCTTTGCATCTGTGTCATTAACAGCCTGATCGTAACCACCCTTGAGGATAGCCTCTGCTGTCGTAGCCTTTCTCCACTTCTTGAGAGAAGCCTCTCCGATAGCTGTCCATGCTGTCTGATACTGTGACAGAGGAATGATCTCACCCTCGGGAACAGAACCACTCTGGAGAGTGCCTGTTACTGTAAGCTTCTTGAGAACTGTACCTGCAACAACAGGGATCTTTCTCGTGATTCCGAGCATCTTGATAAGAGAGTTTACATTCTCACCGAAAAGCTGTGCAAAATCCAACTCTCTGACCTTTGCCATCTGCGCTTTCTTGATTACATTGGTCTCTGCATCTGTAACTACATTAGCCATTTTCTTTTCTCCTTTGGAATTATTCTTCGGCAGGTGTAGATAATCCGAAAAGCGAAGGATTCTCAAGCATCGCCTTCTGTCTTGCGATAGGATCAGCAATCGCTCTGATCTCTTCCTTTGTCTTCGTTACCTTACCGCCATTGGCAGGAGGATTAGCCACCTCTGCGCCCTTCGTCTGCTTGGTAGGAATGAAATCCGCCCATTCAGCCTTATTGCTCTCGGCAAGCTTATCCTTGTTTGTGACATTACCATCGGTATCAAGTTCGATGCTGTCGATATCAGAAACCTTGAGAATAGCAGGAATGCGCTTCTCCGGAATACCAATCTCCTTGAGAATCTGCTTGTATGCTTCTTCCTTCTTGGCTTTGGTTTCCTTTGCCGTGATCCCGTTCTTGTACTCCTCGAACTCTTCCTTCAATGCGTCATACTTGACCTGCAAGGTATTGTTCTTCGGATCATTCTCTGCCTTCTGATACTCTTCCAACTGCTTCTGGATATCAGGAAGCTTCTCTGCCTCTGTCTTGAACTGATCTCTTTCATCTTTGATCTCGGTTAAGACTTCATTGTGTCTCTCAATAATGAGGTCTGCTTTGTCGCCTTCGATACCCAAAGAATCCAAAAACTTTCTCGATAGTGATGCCATGTTGTAAAATCTCCTTTGCTTCGGTGATAGTTGCCTTAATCATTAGATTCTATTTTCATTTGTAACATAAGTGAAAATCATTTTCAATATCTGCTTTCATATGAATACAGATTGAAGCCAAGCAAAAACGGATGCTATGAACATCCGTTTTGCCATCAGAAAAAGGAGGTTAATCATGAACCACTTTACTCAACCCAATATGATGATTCTACTCTTCTTTCAATTTGTCTTCAAGCATCTGTTTATATTCCGATTGGTGCAAGGTCACTCCTGCTTGAAGGAAATGCTTGGCAGGTATACCTCTGCTTGTGCCGAATTCGTGATACTTTGCGTAAGGTACATTCGTGCCGATATAAACAGCCTGTTCGTCTTCAACAACCGCTCTTTCGATGCTGTTCATCAGCCTTCCGGTCTTTACAAGAGGTATGGTTGCGATTACATTTGCTGTCGTACTTGATGCATCCTCTCCAATAGCATCAAGCCAATCGAGAACTTTACTCTTCATCTCATCGGTAAATTCTTCGCTATGATCCTCAATTCTTACATCTACTACCTTCGCCATTGCCCCGTCCTCAACTGTTCTCTTAATTCTCTCTGTCTTGCCTGTGCGTTCCTTCGCTCATCAGCCTTGCCGTTTCGTTCGTAGGTCTCTTCCAGATTCCTATAATCATCAGGATAGTTGTTCCGCATAAAACTTTGATATCGCTCGAAATCGTTCGAATGGTCTATCCCTTGAAGAACAACATTCAATCGACATCGGCAATTATATATTTCTTCCGGATCGCCAAACGGATCGGCAGGGAAACGAAGAGGATTCCTTAAAATTTCTGCACCAAAATATCCATTCTCATCCTTCTTCGTACCATCGAGAAGCAGATGGCTGTCTCTTGTTTTACTATCCTTCGTTGCAAGCCATACTTCCTCGACAGGTACACCTCTGCCTCGAAGTCTTGATGCACATTCTGTTCTACCAAGATTCTCTGCGGCTGTCATAGAGGTGCGAGCATTACGAATAGCAGATCTATTATCCATTGCGGTCACATTCTGCAATCTTCTTGCCACCTGCTCCATCGTATCGCCTTGAATGATAGCCTGTGTAATCTCTCGATTCACATGAAGCCTGTTCCAAGCTTCGTCTTCGGGAAGATTAACGACAGGGAATAGATTCGGATTATCACGAGTAATGACTCTAACCGAATCGGCATTATAAATCTGGAATGTACCGATTGTTATTCCTGCCTTATCAGCCGCCTCAAATCCAAGAGAAGCCACAAAATCGTAGCTTTCAGCGATCACAAGAGGTAATCTGTCCGTTACCATTGCCATCGCCACAACATCAGCATTTACAAGAACATCAGTAATCGATGCCAATGTAGCTTGATATTGCGTAGTTTGCAACATCATATTCCTGCTCCATGTGGCAAATTGTTCTTGTGTCATTTCGCCTGCTTCGACTAAAGCGATCCGCCTCTCATATTCGGTTTGATATGTGGCATAGAAGGAAGCGAATCTCTCTGACACCTCATCTTGAGCAACTTCATAGACCTCTGATACTCTCTGTTCGAGATATATCAGTTGCTTATCCTGTCTCTTCGCCATCCAATCAGGCTCTCGGTCTTCATTCCGTCTGCGTATCGGCATCGCCTCTGCTCATCCTATTGATATCGTTTTCTGCCTTCCTATCGAGGACTTCCTGCACCTTATCCTTATCACCAAGAACTGTCATTATCTTCTCGGTCACATACTCATCATCAAGGTACAAAGCACCTGCCGTGATAGAATTGATGGTCTCTGTCTTGTTAATCATGATGCTTCGCTCATAGACAGGATCGTCTTCAACACCTGCAACAGCCAAAAGCCTATGAATGAAGTCGGTCACCTGCGCCTCAAACAAATCAAGCTTCTCATTCAAAGGCTCATATGCCGCCTCAATCTGCGTTGCCGTTACCGCTCCGGATGCAATATCGGACGTATCAAGAGCCATCGCATCCTTATATAACTGTTTCTCAAGCCTCTCAAGTAATGCCTCTCTCGATTCATATGCAGGCTCGACATTGTTAGGTGTCAGCACTTGGTCATCATCAACCTGTGCCGCATGAAGCTTCTTTAACTTATCGAGCATTCTTACCAAATCGCCGTCTGACATTCCAGATGCATTAGTTACTGTCCAATAGATGATATTCGCCTGATCTACATCATTAGCATAGGATGAGGAAATCAAATCAATGCAATCGATTGTTGCCCTCAAGGGAACTAATTCTGATTGCCTCATATTGTTAGCATACAGAGGAACTATAGGAAATGTAGGATAGTTCTTATAATCGTATATCTCCTCTCCATCAGCTTCGGATATTCCTATCTCTGCTATGTATCCTCGCTTCTCCTGCTTGATAGATGCCTGTCCACCCTTATCCCACATATACTCGGTATAGCCATCCAACTCGAACATCGTTGCTCTCAAAGGCTTATTATCGGCTAATTGCCAGAAGCGAATGCCTGCCTTCAATGCTCCGTCTTCCTCATCGTAGAATGGTACAAACTCGGTCAAATCGAAGATATCCACTCTTCCGTTATTGAAGAATCCGAATGCGCTTCCTTCAACCTGCGCTGTCCTTCCAGCATCGATTACCTTCCTATCGAAATCCTTACCGAGAACTTCGCCTCCGATTCCTTCCTTCCATCTGATGCCGTTGCCGAGCAGGACAGCATTAGCCTGCGTTACATCACGGAAGAAGAATCTCGATGCTATCTTATGATTCGCCCCTGTGTAATCGGGAATAGCCTGTGCTTTGGCATTGTATATTATCTTCTCGTATTCACGGATAGTCGTATTATTGCCTGCATAATAGTCTTCGCCTGTCTTGGCTCGTCTGTATCCCGTACTTCCCTTATGGTCGTTAATCGCTGATCGGATGAAAGACATCCTCTCCTGTTCCGTCTTATTGGCATATTCGAGCCAATCCTGATATGTCCTCATCTTCTTGCCTCCTTCGAGCCTTTTTACTTGGATTATACACTAATAACCGAATGCCGATACCGAATTATCAACGATTTTCCATAATTTACGGATAGCAGAAGCACATGAATCCGGAGCATCATCATGTTCTGCGAACTCGTTGTAATCGAGAATTTGGTCTATGTACTCTTGGTCTGTACCTTCAACGAAGACAACATCCTTCCACACTCCCTTGAGGTATGTAACAATCTTGATGTACTTGTTCATATCCTCCCAATAGGTTGAACATCGCTCTCCCTGCCTCTGCAACTCCTTCTTGAGATATCCTTTATCGCCATTACTCTCACAGAAGAAACCTCCTGCATTGAATTTCTCCCTGTCTTCTCGCATCTCCGGAATACAATCATCGACAGCCTTATGCCAAAGCCTTCCATAGATATAATACTTCCCTTCTGCTTTACGGCAGATAGTGAAGGCTGTGTAGTCTTCTCCTCCATAGGCGGCATCGATGTGGCAGAACTTCGCTTGATATATCTTGGTAACGTCTCCGTGAAGGACAGGATCGGAGAAGATAACATCCTCGGAGGCGATAATCTTCAATTCATAGTTACAAGCGAAAAGCGAAGGAGACATCTTCTCCTTCAATGCGGTCACTTGTTCTTCCGATATCAAGCCTGTTTTCTTATAGTCATATACATCTATCTGATCGTCATCAATAAGAGAAAAGAAATCATCCTTATGCCATTTTGTGCCTGTGTTGATGATCCTTCCGCCTCTGTTCTTGATGTTCTCCAATTCCTGATATTGAAGCTTTGTTCTCTCTCTTTCAGCCTTTGATATTCTGTCCGAGATATTACATATATCATCCGTGATAACGATATCTGCGTGTTTACCTGTGATAGATGATTTAAGACCGATGCCAAGAAGCTGACTCGAACCACTCGCTGATTTATATAGATTGGTAGTCAATTCAGATTCTGATGATTTAACAAACTGAATCGGTCTCTGATATAGAATTATCGACATCTTACGGAATACATCCGATTCAAGAGCCTTCTTGACCATTCGAATCATCTCGGCAACATCGTTGTCTGCTTTACGAAGGAAGATGATGTTCTTATCCGGAAAGAAGACCATAAACAGAGCAATGCAAACAGATAAGATGGATGATTTATATGATCCTCGATGCGCCATCAGAGTGTAATCCGATTCGCCGAAGAGAATATTCTTCATCCATCTGTTATGCGGAAATAATCGGACATCAGAAAAGCCGACATCCTGCGCTATCAGATAAGGATAATCGCTAATGTCAGAATACAATTCATCAATCGCCTTCTTCTTCTTCGAGTTCATTCCTTCTCTTCCGCAATTCCTTGAGATATTCTACAGATTCCTCATATTCCATATCTATATTGACCTGCTCGACCTTCTGAACAGGATCTTGACCTACTGTAGATCGTATCGTCTCGAAAGCTTTGACATTGCCTTTAAGAGCCTGTTCAAAAAGCTTGGCTGTTATCGCCTCTGTGCCGCTCATCTTCTGTCCATCTTTGGATGTTATGTCTTTTTCGAGGAGCATTTCAAGAGCGAGACGAAGGTCTTTCTTCTTCCTTCTGGACTCGCCTGATGCCTTCCCTCCTTTTGCACCTCTTTTTCTTGCTTCCTCCTTGCTTGAAACAGGACGGAGATTCTGTTCATTAGCCATCTATCCTCACCGCCTTTCCTCCGGTCAATTTCTGCCATCTGTCGATGATTACATCGGCATAATCGACATCTAATTCCATTATCCTACACTTCCTGTTCAGCTGCTCACAGGCAATCAATGTAGTGCCACTACCGCCAAAAGGCTCGATGACTACATCTCCTTCATTGGTCATAGCTTGAATATACTCGGAAGGAAGCGCAATGGGGAATACTGCAGGATGCTTACTTCTGATAGCACCTGTCTCGGAACATATCGTAGAAACCGATTCCATCTTCTTAAATTTGTGAGTGGTATCGCCTTGAGTGGATCGCTTTGTACTTCCATCAGGCTGTCTTACGACTCTTGTTCCCGATATATGAATAGAAGATTCCTTCTTCGGCTTTGTGAGATTCAAATCGAAGTATTCTGTGCCGAATACGAATATCCATTCATGTCTTGTCGGAAAGAAGGATTTCTGCTGACCGATGCTTCCACACATAGTCTTATCCCAAACATTCCAAGCCATAAGCTTGTATCCTGCTTTATGCGCCACATCGATGTATTCATTCCAATACTGATTTATCTCCAGATTCTTTATCTGCATCCCGAGATTCACGCATTGATAGTTTGTGAATGGTCTATAGCAAGAAATGAAATTGGATATACTGTCAACGGATAGGTCTTTGCCTCCATTGTATTCTCTCATATCTGAATACGGAGGAGATGTGAATAGGATTTTGCCTCTCTCTGTTCCCATAAGCTTTTTGACATCATCCTGATTCGTGGATGATCCTACCATAAGACGATGTTCACCAAGCTGATATATCTCTCCTGCTTTGGCTATATGAGTAACTTCATCCTCATCGTAATCATCTTCTGATACTTCCTGTTCGCCTTCTTCGATGTTGTCATCCGGTAATCCCCAATCTATCTCGAATCCAGAGAAATCGAGTGTAGGAATATCTTCTGCTAACAGATTGAAATCCCACTCTGATTCATTTAACTTGTTGTCGAGGAGACGAAGTTTGTTCGCTTCTTCCGGAGTGAGGTCTTCAAGCTTGACTATCGGCACTTCCTTCATCTTCAACTGCTTGCAAGCGAGCAATCGGCAATGTCCGATGATGACATTGTTGTCCTTATCGACAACTATCGGCTGTACCATTCCGAATTGCTTGATTGATTCAGCTACATTGGATATCTGTACTTTA